AAACAATGGTTATGTATGTACCAATGTTGGTGCTATTACTGTCGGTACTACTGCAATTACCTTTGTTCAGTTCTCTGGTGCTGGTTCTGTTATCGCTGGTGATGGTTTAACAAAGACTGGTAATACTCTAAATGCAGTTGGTACTAACAACCGTATCTCTATCTCTGCTGATGCAATTGATATCTCTTCAAGCTATGTTGGTCAAGCAACCATCACTACTCTTGGAACTATTGGTACTGGTACTTGGCAAGGTTCAGTAATTGCTGGTGCATATGGTGGCACTGGTGTTGATAACACTGGTAAGACTATTACACTTGGTGGTAATCTTACTACTTCTGGTGCACATAGTACTGCGCTAACTACAACTGCAAATACTACATTAACGCTTCCAGTAACTGGCACTCTTGCAACGCTAGCTGGTACTGAAACATTTACTAACAAAACTCTAACTGCTCCAGTTATTGCAACAATCGTTAATAGTGGTACATTAACTCTACCAACTTCTACTGATACTTTAGTTGGTCGTGCCACTACTGATACGCTAACTAATAAAACAATCACTGGTGCAGTGATTACTACTGGTAGTATTAACAATACTCCAATTGGTGCTTCTACTGCAAATACTGGTGCGTTTACAACTCTTGCAGCTTCTGGAGCAGTAACACTTACTTCTGCCACTGACGCTACTAACTTAACCACTGCAGCAGTTGTTCTTTCTGGTGGTTTGGCTGTTACTAAATCAATGTTTGTTGGTATTAATATTACTGGTGCTGGTGCTGGAACTTCAACTCTCGATGGTTTCAACATCGATGGTGGCACTTATTAAAGTGAACTAAATACTTGGTGGGTGTAATTCCCACCCCAGTATATACTGGTTGTTTTAATTCTACATAGAATAGGTTATTATGGCTAACACAGTCGTTCTCAAACGAAGTGCCGTTACAGGCAGAAATCCAACCACAGGCGATCTTGCGCTTGGAGAGTTAGCACTCAACACATACGATGGTAACCTATTCTTCAAAAAAGACAGTGGAACTGCTTCCATTGTTACTGTTGCCACATTAGCTGGCACACAAACCCTAACAAATAAAACTTTACAAGCTGCTGTTCTTACTGGCACTTTAACTGCAGGTGGTGGTGTAGGTACAAACGGACAACTTCTTGCATCGACTGGATCGGGTGTTCAGTGGGTTACTAGAGATGTATCGACTCTAGATAGTTTAACCGATGTTGTGATTAGTTCACCAGCATCGAATGAAGTATTAAAATTTAATGGATCTGTTTGGATTAATGCTGAGTCAGATGCTGCTGTTGCATCTGCAGTTTTTGCAGCTAATGCTGAATCAGATTTAGGATTAGTAACAGATGGAGATGTAACTATCACTGAAGATCTTGGTGCTGTTACAGATGTTGCTACTTTTATCTACAATCTTGGAACTCTTGTTGTAGATGGTATTGTTTCTTTAAACAACTTAGATCAGTCCGTGAAGGCAGACTATATTGCCTACTCAATTATTTTTGGATTCTAAAGGATTATAAATGGCTCGCCAACTCGTTGAAAAATACATATTCACTCCAGGTGCTGCAAACGCAGGCACGGTAAAATTTCCAGGTAAGGTTGATGAAACTCAACTGTTAATTATTACCAACAAAACCACTCAAGAGAATATTTACGCACTTGGAGATCCAACTCGTTCTGGTACTTTATCATACGATGCTGCAGACAATACATCATTCTATTCAGAACAAGATGGTGCTACAACAGTAACGCTATCTAAAGATACTTCTGAAATGCTATCTACACATAAGATAGCAGTTTATACAGATGCGCCAAAACAAGTTGGTAACATTATTCGCCCATATGCGTTTGGTGTTGATGCTGTTGAAAGAATTCGTGTAGCAAATCCTCAGTCACTAATTGATGCTGACTTTGAATATGGTTTGCAAACAACCAAGTGGCAGAACTATGCTGACATTCGTGGTGTTCCAGGAATCTATGAAAAACCAGGACTGGATATTTTCTTATCTAATGTTACAACCAATGGAGCATCTCCTTCTTTAATCACAGTGACAACTTCAGTTGATCATGGATTGTCCGTCAACGATGCTGTTATTGTTTATGGTTTAGGAAACACTAGTACTTCGGCTCGTGCTGAAGGTGCTTTTGTTATTAACTCAGTTCCATCTTCTACTACTTTTACATATTTTGCAAAAGGTATTGTTGGTACTAATGCACTATCGTTGTTTACTGGTATCACCTATGCTCGTCGTGGTGGTTTCTATGCTGGGTCATCTTTACCAGTTTCTTCTGTTGCTTCTGATGGTGCAAACCCATCAGTTATCACAGTAACATGCTCTGCTAATCATGGTCTAGTTCCAGGTGCACCATTAGTTGGTATTTGTACCTCTAGCGGAACAAATCATGGATTATTAACTGGTAATTTCTTTGCAGAAACAGTTCCATCGGCAACAACCTTTACATTTACTGCTCGTGTTGGTGGCGCAGTTTCTACCAGTAGTATTGTTACATCGATGTATACTCGTTCTGATGCTTATGTTCTGCATCGTCCATTCGATGGTGGTGTTACACTATCAAACTTTGTTCCTTCACATGGTGCTTCAGTTTCTCGTCAAACTAAAAAATACATGCGTTACCAATCTGGTAAAGGTGTTCTTTGGACATCAGGTGTATCATTAAACCCAGTTATTAACTTAGACCAAATTTCTGCCAGTGGAACTACAGTTGGTTCTTTAATTACAGTTACCACTGAATTGGATCACTCTCTTCAAGTTGGTGCAACTGTTATCATCTCAGGTGTCGTAACATCAGGATATAACGGAACTTATGGTGTTAACACAATTACTGGTGAAAATACATTTACAGTTATTGCTGCAGAAGCATTAGGATCTGCATCTGCAGTTATTACAAATATTCCTCGTGTTACAGTAAAGAACTGGCACGGAGCAACAGTTCGTGTTGGTCCATTTGATGATCAAAACGGATTGTTCTGGGAATTTGATGGACAAGAGTTAGCAGTAGTTAAACGATCTGCAACATACCAATTATCTGGATTTATTGCTGTAACAGCAGGATCCCAGTCAGTCACTGGAACTTCAACTCGTTTCACTCAACAATTAAAAGTTGGTGACTCGATTGTAATTCGTGGTATGACTTATCGTGTTGGTAGTATTGCAAGTGACACTGCTTTGACGATTAACCCAGAATATCGTGGTGTAAATAATTCATCTGGTATTAAAATGGCTGCAGTTATTGACACTCGTATTCCACAATCTCAATTTAATATTGACAAGGTAGATGGAACTGGTATTTCAGGTTATAATATGAATCTGAATAAAATGCAAATGTTGGGTATTTCGTTCTCTTGGTATGGTGCTGGATTTATTGACTACATGTGTCGTGGACCAGACGGTAACATGATTCTTGTGCATCGTTTAAAACAAAATAACTTGAACGATGAAGCGTATATGAGAACAGGTAATACTGCAGTTCGTTATCAAACTTTAAATGAATCTGTTATTGGTCGTTTAGACGAAGATTTAGATAATAGTGAAACATCTATTGATTTACTAGATGCATCTCGTTTTCCATCAACTGGTGGAACAGTTCTTATTGAGAACGAAGTTGTTACATATACAGGAAAAACAACTAATACATTAACGGGATGTACTCGTGGGGCATCATTCCAGATGTTTATTGGTGGTTCTAATAAAACATTTAGTGGAGGCGCAGCTGCAAGTCATAGTAAAAATAACGGATATACATCTGTAACTCTCATCTCGTGTACAGCAGCACCGCAGTTAAATCACTGGGGTTCTTCTTACATTATGGATGGCGGATTCGATACAGATCGTGGTTACTACTTTAACTATGCCTCATTAAGCAATAGCGTTACTGCAGCTAGTTCAGAAACAGCTTTCTTTTTGCGACTAGCACCATCAGTTTCAAATTCTATTGCAGGACAATTCGGAGATCGAGATCTAATCAATCGTTCTCAGTTGCTTCTACAAAAACTACAACTACAATCAGATAAATCTGTACAAGTTTATGGTATTTTAAATCCAGGAAATATTGATGCATCATCACTAACATGGACATCTGTTAATACAACAGCATTAGGTTCTCAACCATCTTTTGCTCAAGTTTCTACTAGCAGCACAACTACTGCTACTCCAGGTGAGCAGGTATTCTCAACTCTTGGACCACCAGCTGGCTTTGCTGAAATCGACTTATCAAGCCTTAAAGAATTATCAAATTCTGCCATTGGTGGTTACAGTAACTTTCCAGATGGTCCCGATGTCTTGGCAGTGGTTGTTAAGAATCTATCAGCCGATACCGCTACAGTTAACTTAAACTTATTCTGGTCAGAAGCGCAAGCATAAATATACAAAATTAGAGGAAATTTTAAATGGCAACCCAAGTACAATTCAGAAGAGGTACGACTACCCAGAACAATGCGTTCACTGGAGCGATTGGTGAACTAACTTATGACACTCAAGTTAAAACACTAAGACTTCATGATGGTTCTACTGCAGGTGGTGGTTCTGTAGTCACTATTAATGCTGGTACACAAACGCTTACTAATAAAACAATGTCAACCAACTCAGTTTGGCAAGGCACTGCTGTTGGTTTAGCATATGGTGGAACTGCAGCAAATTTAACTGCAGTATCTGGTGGTGTTTTATATTCTGGTGCTTCTGCATTAGCAATTTCTGCTGCAGGTACTTCTGGTCAAGTATTAACTTCTGCTGGATCTTCTGCTCCAACTTGGACTGCACAATCCTCTCTTTCTGTTGGAACTGCGACTACAGCAACAACTGCTTCTAATATTAATGGTGGTTCTGCGGGTTACCTAGTTTATCAAGTAGATACAAACGATACTGACTTTATTGCTCCAGGCGATGCTGGATTTATTCTTCGATCTACTGGTGCATCTACTGCCCCTGCTTGGGTTACTTCTGCATTAACAATTGGATCAACTGCAGCTCAAATTGGTGATACTACAACTTCTTTTGCTGGTGTTAGATCTATAACAATGGCAAATGGAAGTCATGGTGGCGGAACAGTTGGTAGCATCACTGGTACTGGTCCATGGACAGCAGCGATTACTGGTATGTCATCAACTACTGGCATTCAAGTTGGACAAAATATTACAGCAACTGCTGGTACTGGAACACTATTTGGCGGTTCTCCTACAAGCGTATTGGTTGCAAGCATTGTTTCTGGAACTAGCATTACTGTAACAGTTACTGGTGGAACAATACCAACTAATGGTACTGTTACTTCTATTACTACTTTTGGCTTCTTACAAGTTCCAACTGGAACTACTGCTCAAAGACCATGGGTTCCAGCAAATGGTATGATTCGTTATAACTCTACTCAATCTACATTTGAAGGTTATTCATCTAGTGCTTGGTCGTCTCTTGGTGGTGTTAAGTCTGTTGATGGATACACTTATATTCAAGCAGAAACATCTGCTGGTAACTCAAATGGTGACTTAGATTTCTACGCTGAGGATGGTGCAGGAACTGCAGCCACTCAAATTGGTCAATGGAATCGTACTAACTTAAAAGATTACACTGGTACGCTAGTTGGAACACAAACTACACAGAATGTATTCAATGCAACTGCCACTACTGTTAATGCTTTCGGTGCTTCTACTGCTACGACAGTCGGTGCTACTACTGGCACCCATGCAATTCGTAATGCAACACTATCTTTGCCAAACGCTACTGCCATTACTACAGGGCAAACAACAGTTGCTCTTTTAAACACTACTGCAACTACTGTTAATGCCTTCGGTGCAGCAACTACTATTTCTATCGGTGCTGCAACTGGTACGCTAACAATCAATAATGCAAATACAGTTATTACTGGTAACTTAACTGTAAACGGCACGACAACTACTGTAAATTCAACCACTGTTGAAATTCAAAATGCCTTTGTGTTTGAGGGTGCTACTGCTGATGGCTTTGAAACAACATTATCCACAGTAGATCCTACTGCAGATAGAACAATACTTTTACCAGATGCCAGCGATACTTTAGTTGGTAAAGCAACTACTGATACATTAACTAATAAGACTTTAACTAGCCCAACACTAACAACTCCAGTTCTTGGAACTCCATCTTCTGGTACATTAACAAGTTGTACTGGTCTACCAGTATCGACTGGTATCTCTGGATTAGGCACTGGTGTTGCCACTTTCTTAGCTACACCTTCTTCCGCCAATTTAATCTCTGCCATTACAGACGAGACTGGTACTGGCGCATTAGTATTTGCAAATACTCCAACTCTAGTCACTCCAGTAATTGGCGCAGCAACTGGTACTTCTGTAGTTCTTAGTGCTGGAGCGCAAAGTGCTTCTCTTGGAGTTGGAACTGCTGCATCTGGTACTACTGGCGAGATTCGTGCTACAAACGCAATTACTTCTTTCTACTCCGATGATCGTCTAAAAACTAAAACTGGTAATATTCAGAATGCTCTCGAGAAAGTTCTTTCTCTTGATGGCTTCCATTACCATGCAAACGAAACTGCAGTAGGATTAGGTTACGATGCATCTGAACAACATGTCGGTTTATCTGCTCAGCAAGTTCAAGCAGTTCTACCAGAAGTTGTTGTACCTGCTCCAATCGATCCGCAGTATATGACTCTACACTACGAGCGAATTGTTCCATTGTTAGTTGAAGCGATTAAAGAGCAACAAAAACAAATCGAAGAACTTAAAGCAAAGTTAGGTAACTAAAATGGCAGCTGTCTCTACAAGAACTGGATTAAAAGAATATGCATTAAGAGCATTGGGTGCTCCAGTGCTTGAGATTAATGTGGACGATGATCAAATCGAAGACCGCATTGATGAAGCATTAGACTACTGGAAACTATATCACTATGAAGGTGTGGAGCAGATTTATCTTAAACAATTGATTCGTGCTTCTGAAATAACTCTTTCTGCTTCTGTGGCTACAACTTTTGCAATTGCTGAAATTATTACTGGTGCAACGAGTGGTGCTACTGCTGAAGTTTGCCGAGAATCCCAAAGATCGTCTTCAGGTACTCTACTTTTAGTTAGAAATGTAGTTGGTACATTTACTGCAGGTGAATCTATTACTGGTTCAGCAGGACATAATGCAACGCTATCTTCTATAACACTTCGTGAATACGATAATCGTTACATTGAAATCCCAGACTATGTTTGGGGTGTTACTCAAATTATATCTGCAGGACAAGCATCTTCTTCAAAGAACATCTTCGACTTGCAGTATCAATTAAGATTAAATGATTTGTATGATTTAACATCAACTTCTTTAATCTACTACAAAACTGTAATGTCACACTTGGCATTGCTGGACTTTGAATTAAACGGACATCAAA